TTAAAGATATTCGGTCAGGATATCTATTATCTTCCTCGTACACTTGTTAATAGAGATTTAGTTTTAGGTGAAGATACAACTTCAAGATTTGATGATTCTTATTTACTTGAAATGTATTTTGAAACTAATGAAGGTTTTGCTGGCGAAAATGAAATAATTAATAAGTTTGGTTTAGAAATTAGAGATGATACAACTTTAGTATTATCTAAAAGAAGATTTGAGGAACATGTCGCAAATAAGGCTACACTAACTGCTTCAGGCAGGCCTAATGAATCTTACTTTGAAATTCAGTTTGTAGAAGACCAAGAGCCATTTTATCAACTTGGTAACTTACCAGTTTATAAATTAAAAGTTACTCGTTGGGAATACTCAAGCGAAGAAATTAATACAGGCAATGAGGTTCTTGACCAAACAGAGGACAAATATTCACTAAACGAACTAGCACACAGATTTACTTTAGAATACGGACAAGAAGTATTAACAGGTCGTGGTTCAATTGTATTAGAAGATTATCACGATTACTCAACAGGTCAACCAGCATTTTTAATGAATGAAACTTACACAGGTGCTGAAGTTGTTGCAACACAATCACCTTACGCACAAAATTTAGATATGAATACAGAGGCAGGCTATGACACGGTTGGTGATTTATCAGATGACATACTTGACTTTACTGAAAGAAACCCATTTGGAGAAATTGACGAATAATGTTTGGAACTCATTTTTATAACGAAGGATTAAGAAAGTTAACCATTGCGTTCGGTCAATTGTTTAATAATATTGTAATTCAAAATACTAGTAGCACAGGTGCAGTAACAAAAAGAATTAGGGTGCCTTTAGCATATGCGCCAAAAGAAAAATTTATTGTTAGATTAGAACAACAAGCTAATTTAAAAGAAGATAGAGAGGTTTCTATTACATTACCTAGATTAGGATTCGAGATAACTGGACTATCTTATGACTCTAGTAGAAAACTTAATAAAATGAATAAAACAATTAGAGTTAAATCAAATGAAGATGGTAAAAAACAAAACTTTAATTATACTCCTGTCCCTTATAATATTAATTTTAGCTTATATTCCTTTACAGCGACTGCTGAAAACGGTTTACAAATTATAGAACAAATACTACCTTTTTTTCAACCAGAATATACGGTTACCATGAATGTTATTCCTGAATTACAAATTAAAAGAGATATTCCTATTGTTTTAAATAGTGTAAGCTATGAAGATACTTATAGCGGAGATTTTACAACAAGAAGAGCCGTAATTTATACTTTAAGCTTTACTGCTAAAACTTATCTATATGGACCAATGAGTAATCAAGGTGTAATTAAAACCGTACAATCAGACCTAGGTGCTGATACAGATTCACCATTGACAAGAGAAGAAAGAATTGTTATTACACCTAACCCCACAACTGCTGACGCAGATGATGATTTTGGATTTACAACAACAATATCAACTTTTGCAGATGGTAAAAGATATAATCCGGTGAGTGATACAGATGAGTAAATTGGAAGATAATGTAAATGATATTTTAGGTATTGAGAAAAAAAATGAAGTTGCAATTACAGACTTTGAACAACCAGCTCCTGTGCCTAGAAAAATTGATGAAACTAAATCAGATGTAGATAATGATTATGCTCATAGTAGAGATAATTATTATAATCTAATAGATAAAGGTAATGAGGCAATTGAAGGTATATTAGATATTGCAAAAGAAGGACAACACCCTAGAGCTTATGAAGTCGCAGGTCAATTGATTGGCCAAGTTGCTCAAACGGTAGATAAATTACAAGACTTGCAAAAAAAATTAAAAGATTTGAAAGAAGTACCTAATAAAACAAATACACAAATTAAAAATGCTTTGTTTGTCGGTTCAACAAACGAGTTACAGAAAATGTTAAATAGAAAAAAAGAAGATGAAATTATTGAAGGCGAAACAGGACAACCAGAAAAAAATAATACTGGAGATAAGTAAAATCCATTATATTAAATCTATGACGCCTTTGCCAGAATTGTTAAATGGTGAAGATATGCAAAATCCAATAGAAGTTAGAAAACATACATATTCATTAACACCTAGAAAGGGTGTAGGTGGTAAAGCATATGCTGAAAAACAATTTTCAGTATTTAGAGGTAGTCAAAGAGTACAGGCTGCCATTAAATTAGGTTATACACACATTGAAGGGGTTATTATAAATGAGTGAAAATTTTATAGGTGTTTTTGAGTGTGAAGAAAAAATAATAGATGATATCCATGATTTTTGGTCTTATCATAAAAAATATGCGTTACCTGGAAGAACTTTTGATAACAATAAACCAATTGAGGACCATGATATTAAACAATCAAAAGATTTACCTATAAGCGCTGAAACTCTTTGTTTTCCTTTTGACAATTACAGAGTGCATTTACAAAGAAGTTTAGAACAATATATGAAACTATATAGTGATGTAGATGGTTATTCAAAATTTGATATCTATGAACCTTTAAATATACAATGGTATCCTAAAGGTGGAGGTTTTAAAAAATGGCATTTTGAGGCTTCGTCAATGCCATACATGTCAAGAGTATTAGTTTATATGACATTTTTAAATGATGTACCTGATGGTGGCACAATGTTTAAATATCAAAATATAACTATACCTGCTAAGAAAGGTTTAACTCTTATATGGCCGGCAGGATTTACACATACACACAAAGGGCAAGTTAGTCATACAAAAGAAAAATTAATTTTGACTGGATGGTGGAGTTTAAAAAAATGAGTAATGACGCATATCTAGGTAATCCTAATTTAAAAAAGGTAAACACACCAGTTGAGTTTACAAAAGAAAATATTATTGAGTTTCAAAAATGTGAAAAAGACCCAATTTATTTTATGGAAAATTACATGAAGATTGTTAGTCTTGATGAGGGTCTTGTGCCTTTTAAAATGTATGATTTTCAAAAACACATAGTAAGAACAATACATGATAATCGTTTCACAATTTGCAAATTACCTAGACAATCTGGTAAGTCAACGACTACCGTTTCGTATTTATTACATTATGCTTTATTTAATCCAAACAGCAACATTGCCATTCTTGCCAATAAGTCCTCTACTGCTAGAGATATTTTAGGCAGAGTGCAATTAGCTTATGAAAATTTACCAAAGTGGTTACAACAAGGTGTAATAAACTGGAACAAAGGTAATATAGAATTAGAAAACAAATCTCAAATAGTGGCGGCTGCAACTTCTTCAAGTGCAATTCGAGGTGGTTCATATAATATTATTTTCCTAGATGAGTTTGCTTTCGTACCACCAAATATAGCAGAGATGTTTTTTAGCTCAGTTTATCCTACAATATCATCTGGACAAAAAACAAAAATGATTATTGTATCTACACCTTACGGTATGAATCAGTTTTATAAATTATGGTCAGACGCAGAAAACAAAAGAAACGATTATGTACCTATTGATGTTCATTGGTCAGAGGTGCCAGGCAGAGATGAAGAATGGAAAGAAAAGACTATTAGAAACACCTCACCTGAGCAGTTTCAACAAGAGTTTGAATGTGAGTTTTTAGGTTCTGTAAATACGCTTATTAGCCCAGCAAAAATAAAAAACATGGTATTTAAAACACCTAAAACATCAAACGCAGGTTTAGATGTTTATGAGGATCCTGTAAAAGGTAATACATATACAATTACGGTTGATGTCGCTAGAGGCGTATCAAAAGATTACTCTGCTTTTGTAGTAATGGATGTTACACAAATGCCATTTAAAGTTGTTGCAAAATATCGTAACAATGATATTAAACCTTTATTATTTCCTCATACAATTGAGCAGGTTGCTAAAGGATATAATCATGCACATGTATTGGTTGAAACAAATGACCTTGGTCAACAAATAGCAGAGGCATTACAATTTGAATTAGAGTATGATAATCTATTAATGACAACAAATAGAGGTCGTTCAGGTCAAATATTAGGAGCTGGATTTAGTGGTCGTGGTTCTGGTTTTGGTGTGAAAATGACTAAGCAGATTAAAAAAATAGGTTGTGCTAATATTAAAACTTTAATAGAATCTGATAAGATACACATAAACGATTTTAACATTGTTGAAGAGATGTCAACCTTTGTAAAAAGAGGCCAATCATGGCAAGCTGAAGAGGGTAATACAGACGATTTGATGATGTGTTTAGTGATATTTGGTTGGTTATCTAATCAACCTTTTTTCAAAGAGATGACAGATACAAACGCAAGACAAATGTTATATGATGAACAACAAGCCTTAATTGAGCAAGATATGGCACCATTCGGGTTTGTAGATGACGGAACACCAGACCATGAAAAGGTAGAGGTTGATGAATACGGAGATGTGTGGCATCCTGTCGTGAGAAAAGGCCTCTAGTTTTGGTATATTATAAATATCAGTAAGGTTGAATTTTGAATATGGGCATAAGAAAACTTATGAGTATTGAATATTTAATAATAATTAGCTAATTAAAAGGAGAAACCTAAATGGCATTTCAAGTATCACCAGGTGTTCTCGTACAGGAAAAAGACCTTAC